CAGCATGGACGCTGTCTGCGTATGCGCGAACGTCTGCGCGATAGCGAGGCCCTTGGTTATCGCAATTGAGGCGAGTGCTGCTGCCTTACTTTCCCCAGCAAATGTGTTCAGGAACCCGGCCGCGGCCTGCCACGTTGAGCGGTGCATGCTGGTAATGGCCGATTGAGCTTGCTCTTCCAGCTGGGCCCGCTTCTTCGATTCTTGCTCAGCAAGTCGGGTTTGCTCTTCCTGGTAGTCCCGGTAAAGCTCAATGTGGGAATCGTATTGCTCACGCTTTGAATCAAATTCGATCTCTTCCCTGATCCTCTGCTGGGCCGCCAGCTTCTCCAGTTCTGTCTTTTCGGCTAACTCGATTTCGCCTCTGGCATAGGCCTGCTGAATTTCCTTGAGTCGCTCCTGGTACTCAACTTGGATTGCAAATCTCTCGTCCAACGAAGCTTTCAGCTTCTCGTATCCCATGCCGTCACTGGAGCCAGTACCCGATCCCCCGACTGCACCGGTCGCGGTGTCCGGAACTTCTGGCATTCCAACAAGGTCAACAACCGGCGCATTCTTGGTGTTCTGCTGCATGCGCCTACGGAAATCGACGATCTTGTTTTCCGTATCGGCGATCATCTGCCAGATCTCGTCCTTGTCGTAGTAGGCGACGATGCCATCCTTTCCGAAGAACCGGACTCGATTTGTTGGGTTGTCCAACATGGAATAGAGCGTTTCCAGCTCATCTTCCAGGCGCACGATATCGTCTGCAGCGGCTCCGTTAGTCATGGCCGCCAGCTCTTCGGCCAGGAACCTGGTGATCTTGATGGCCCCATCGACCGCTTGAGCGGCCTTGTTCATTGCGATAACAACTGCCGAGCCCAGGGCCTGAGCGGACTGCAGGGTTTGTTCGTCGCTCATGAACTCGACAAGATCCTCAACCGCCGGCAAAGCACCCATCACTAGCTCATTCTTCATGCCAGTGGCAGCACCGGTGAGCTCATCCATACCGCGCCGGATATTTTCAAGCTGCTGAAACTCAAGGTCGCTGAATACGTTGCCAGTTCTCTCCGCCTCGTTGCCGAGGTTTCTCAGCTCTTTTCCGTTGTCTTTCAGAAGCGGAAGCAGGGCGGTGGCATCGGAAGCGATCGCTTCCATGTAGAACGTCATATCGTTCTGGCTAACACCGGCCTCTTCGAGGCTTTTCACGTAGAGCTGAAGCGCTTCGGGCCCAGATAGGCGGGCAAATTGATCAGCGGTTACACCAACCTTCGGGGCAATCTTCTCGAAGAAATCGGCCATCGGGCCGCCGCCGGTCTGGATGAAATCCCCAATGCGATCGTTCGTGTCCTTGAGGATGTCAGCCATTTTCCCTTGCTCGATGCCATACCGCTTCGAGGCATAGGTGAGCTTCTGGAATTGCTGAGGGGTCGTGTTTGCGAGAGCTGACAGATTTTTTATTTCTCGAGCGCCGTCAGCGGTCGATGCGACGATGGCTGTCATTCCTGCAATTGCAGTCGCGCTGGCTGCAGTTAAAGCCTTTCCAATCTGGTTTGAGTACTGCTCGATCTTCTTCGCGGTTTTCTGTGATTTCCTCGAGGCCTTGTCCATGCCGGCTTCGAATCCGCCGACCTTGGCTATTAGGTCGAGCGTCAATGTGCCAAGCGACTTTCTGGACATGCTTTTCTCCAGGCAATAAAAAACCCGCCAGCTTGGGCGGGTTCTCAGCGTAATTTATATCGGACTATCTTTCGGCCAGTTGCTCTTTGCAGTAGCCGGCGGCCTCAACAAGTTCCTGGTCCGATGCAAATTGGTATGTTGGATACAGGTCGTCGACTGGGTTAACAACTAGAGTTCGACCATTAATGGATACATCGGCTGCGCCGAATCCAACGTTGTGGAGCTGGCCGGAGCTGTATTTGACGCCCATCACTCCTTCCCAGGAAGCGTAAGCGCTACAGAGCCTACCGCGTCCAGTTTCGGTTATCTCAATAGTTGAGATATACGGCCCCATCGCGCCAGTCCATAAGCCAATTAATTCGGGGGGCGGTGCCTCTGTCTTTAGCGCCACAAACTGAGTGGCATCCGGCATCTTAGGCGAGGATATACAGCCGGCGATCAAAACCGACAACGCAATTGGGAACAGCTTTTTCATTCAAGGGCCTCCGTACTTTCCCACGGAGTTTAGCAAGCTATTTCCATTTCTCCATCGCCTCTTCCATCGAAATGGCAGGCTCCTCGTGATAAGGGGCAAAGTGATAAAAGCTGACCGGCTGGCTATCTTTCTTGCGATTGGTGTTGTGGAGGATGGTCGCAAGTAAGGCGGTACCGCGCTCAACTCTCATGCCCAAGTTGAAGCTGCCCCTTTTCCGGCGGTACGCCATCCAGTCCAGGAACTCGGAATAAGGCATTATCTCCTGGGCCTGGGTGATCGTTTGACCACCCACCCCGTTGAGGACAAGCTCATGCCAGACTTCCTGCTCTTCGGTCAGCTCTTTGCTTTTCCCAGCTCGTTTACCTCTCCGATCGCAGACAGCAAAGCCATGGTCAGGTTGCCATCTAGCGGCCCTCGATCAGGATCCGCGTCACCGGTGATGTCCTCAGGCGTGAAAATCGGCTTACCCTTTTCATCGCAAATGCTGGCAGCGATTCGGCCCGCCACTGCGTCGGAGTTATTTTTCATCGCCTGAATGTCAGAAACGGCCGTCCGATAGGACAGACGCCGAACATAAACCGTGGCAGTGAGTTCCTTCTTGCCCTGTTTCCAGGTGATTTCCTTTTCAACCGGGGCGCCGGTAAAGGCGCCCATTTCCTTGAGGTTATCAAGGGTCAGATTCATGTGGTTGCCTTCTTAATCCACTGTGAGCTTCCAGAACGCTGAATGCTGACCTCCGTGGTCACGACAGTGTTCTGACTGAAATCGAATGGGAAGTCGGAAACGTAGCCACGGAATTTGAACCAGGTGCGGGTGTCCGGGCAAACGAGATCTACTTCGTCCAAAGTTGCGGTTGCTGTCGCGCCGGTACCAGAGCCGGTAATGCTGACGGTTGGGGCGGCGCGATAGCCTGAGCCAGGGTTTGTGATCGTAATTCCAGTTACTGCATCACCATCAGTCTCAACGGTACCCTCAGCTTTCACGCCGTTCGGGTCTTCAGGATCCGAGAATGTCACCGTGGGGGAGCTGTAGCCAGATCCGCCAGCATCGACGCTTACTGATTTGACTGCACTACCGTAACCAGGAGTGCCCTCACCATCGGACCAGCCGACCGCCCACGGAATCTTGGGGCTTGGATTCAGTCGAGACAGATTGTAGAGGGTGATATGGCTTGCAATCTTTGGGTCGGCATTCAAACCCATGGTTGCCTGACCTGGTGTCCGGAGTCCTGACTTGTAGGAGCGCTCGGAGTCTTCGAGGCAGGTGTCCTCAATCTGATCGGCCGGGTCGCCGCCCGGTGTGAAGTTGGTTGCGCATTCTGCCCGGGTAACCACCGGTGTGCCGCCGGAGGTGTCCAGGAAGAAGATGTGGGTGCCTTGGGCCAATACGCTCATGACAAAATCCTCTCGATGGGAACGTGCCGCCTCGCGGCGGGATGGGAAAAGGGAGCCCTACAGAGCGTCATCTCGACGAGTCCAGGGCAGAAAAAAGCCCGCTCAGTTGCAGG